CCTATAATCCCTGAAAAACCTTCTTTGGTTTTGTTTTCAAATTCTAATTGTCTTTCTATAAGAGAATTAATAGCATCTTCATTCATGCCAAAAAAGTTAGTTGCTTCTAATAAACTTTGTTGCAAAGCAGTGACCATTTGACCACCGCCAATAACTAATTCTTGTATGGCTAATAAAGCTGTTTCAACACCATTGATAATATTTGTTGCCAATGCTTCACTAAATTTAGCTATGCCTCCTTCGTTTTCAGCAAAGGTTTTAAACATTGTAGTAAATTGATTTACAAAAGTTTGCAAGATTGGTGTGAAAGCCGCAAAGACATTATCTTTCAGACTGTTTAATTGTCTGCTTAAAATATTAGAAGTATCGTTAAACCTTTCTACAGCATCTACAGCATTACTTGATATACCAATACCGAGTTCTAGCATTTTATCTTTTAAACCAGCAACCGCATCGCCACCTTGATTTAAAATTGCAAATAGTTGCTGTCCTGAACGACCAAATAAATTAGTTAGTGCTGAGTTTTTTTCTGCGGAAGAACCCAAAGCGGCTATACCATCTGCTGTTTCAAGTAATAATTGTTCTGTGCCTTTAAGATTGCCTTCGCTATCTCTTATATTAACACCCAAATCTTTAAATAAATCTGCTTGTGTTTTTAGACCACGACCAGCTTCACCTATATTTTTGCTGAATTTAAGTAATGATTTGTTTGCACCTTCTGTAGAACCACCTGCTTCTTCAGAAGCTATTTGAAATGCTTGTAAGAATTCTACAGATACGCCTAATTGGTCTGACGTTTTACCGAGTGTGTCTATATAGGCAAATGATTGTTTTCCTAATGCACCTAATGCAAAGCCAACAGCACCAATACCAGCGGTTAAACCACCAAAAACTTTTAATGCTTTGCCAACACCATTTTTTAATTTATTAAGGCTTTGTGTAACTTGTCCAAAAACAGCTTTGGTTTTATTAACCGCAGAAATGACAATATTTAATTTACCTAAGTTACCCATTGTTTTCCATTTTACTATTCATTTCTTCTAAATATGCCAACCAATAAATAAATTCATCTACTGTCATGCTCTTTTGCAATTGTTCAACTGTCATGCCGAGCCTGTCCGCAAGAGCAAACATAGCAAATAAGTCAGAATCGGCTTTTACTTTTCCTGTGCTGTTTCAGATGTAACACTACCTAAAATCTCAGATGCAACATTAGACAAAACTTCTACATCAGCTTTAGTCATAAGTGACTCTTTATCAGCTAATGTAAAAAGTTTATTGCCATCTGCATCAAGACTTTTGGTAATGATTGCATAAACCATGACTTCCAAATCGCCACCATTTGCCATTTTGTAGAGTTTTTTAGACTCTTGTAATGTTAATGGTTTTGTAAAAATTTCTAAAGGTTGTTCTTCTGTTCCCCATTCTTTAACTTCAATTTTTTTTATTTCTTGAGAATCAAAGTGAGCAACGACATTATCAATCGCTTTAGTCATTATGAGTAAGTACCAATAGCCAATGCACCTGTACCTTGAAATGCAATAGTCATTTCAACAAGTCCATCATGAGCCGCAGTTCTAGTAACATCAGTTACGATAGCTGTGCCTGACAATTTGTATGCACCACTTGCTGTTCCTTCAGGTGCTAAATTCATAGTGAATGAAGAACCTATAGTCAAAGAAACTTGACCTGAAGTATCAGTATCATCAAAAAATACATCTACTGAACCTGAAAATTCAGTCAAAGTAGCTTCAAATGTTTTTGCTGAGTCACCCATTGAAGTAGATTCTGTAGTGTCACCTGTTTGCGTGATACTGTAAGACCTAACTTCTGCTATAGCATTACTGCCTGTTTGAACTACACCAGCTTTACCTGTTAATGTTGCCATTATTAATCCTCTTTAGATTTTGTTTTAATTTTAGATTCTCCTTCAAGAATCCACCCATTTTGTTTTAGATTTTCTACTTCTGAATCAAAAACAGTAATTTTGCTTTTGCCATCAGGAGAAACCATTACATTTTTATCCATAATAAAAACCTCTATAAAGCGACATCTGCTGTCACTTCTGTAGTTTGATAACCTATATTATATACCA